TCTATTAGTAAAAGCCACTATAAAAGATGCACAGTCTAAAGGTATTAACAAAGTCGCTATTATGCCAGCAGAGAGAGTAAACAGAAGATGGGGTAAAGATCCTGATGGACCTGCGGGAGTTAAATTTAAAAACCTATACGACAAAGTTGTGCCACAACAATTAAAAAACATAGCAAAGAAATATGGCGGTACTCTACAAGTAGAACAAATAGTAGATCCTAATAAACCAAGTAAAGGACTAAGATTTTTTAACAGAGATGTAGACGGTGGTCTTAAACTAAACAAAGAGGATGTAGCTAGACGCACAAGCACAAATACGGAAGAAGGTATTGATGAATTTTACAATGAGCAAATAAGAAGATTTGTAAGCGGCGGAGGATATAGAGACAAGGATGTTGTATTAACAAGAGAGGTAGCACCAGGACAGTTTCAAGATTTTTTCGTACGTGCTGACGATGATAGTGTAAATTTTGTGCCATTAGGTGAGGGTGATATTATTAATGACGCTTTGATTGTAATAGAAGAATTTAATCCACAAGCAGTTGATATGTTTACAATAACTTTAGATAGTCCTAAATCAAAAGAGCCATTTTTTATGTTTAAGAAAAAAGATGGTGGCGCAATAGCAAAAGATAGTTTAGTTTCAGTAACAGATATATTTGGTGAATATGGTAGTAGATAAATTTGACAGCACATTAGATAGACCAACTGAGGGCCCAGCAAAACCTGAAGATGAAAGAATCGAAGTAGAAGAGGTAGGCACAACTGTTGACCTCGACTCTTCTGGTGAGCCTAATGTTGAAATTGTAGATGACGGTGGAGCCGTTGTAGGTGAAGTAGAGCAAACACCTCTTGTAAACTTCACTTCTAACTTAGCAGAAGTTTTAGATGAAGGTTATATGCAATCATTATCTAATGAGTTAGTAGAAAAAATTGAGGCAGATAAATCATCAAGAGAAGACTGGGAACAATCTTACACAAAAGGATTAGACTTATTAGGATTCAAATACGAAGAGAGAACAAGACCTTTTAGAGGTGCATCTTCTGTCAATCACCCAATGTTAGCTCAGGCCGTAACGCAGTTTCAAGCTATGGCTTATGTTGAACTGCTACCTAGTGATGGTCCTGTAAGAACACAAGTTGTTGGAGCAAA